GCGGCAAAACGCCGCGGGCAGTAACACGAGAGGAACACACATGCGAGCACTAGCCTGGCTTCGGTCGGTAGTCTGGCCAGCCGTCTTTACCGTCGCGTTCGCGGCGGCGGCGATCCTGGTCGCGATCCTCGAGCCGAGAGACGTGGCGCTAGCGCTCGCGTTCGCGGGTTCGTCGATCTCCTTCGCGATCCTCGCCAACCGCGTCTAGACGCCGGCGCGGATCGAGCCCCGGCCGGGAGAGACCTCGGTCGGGGTTTACTTTTTTCTCTAACTGTGCTATAATAAAGATATGCACACGACGAAGGGAGCCACCATGGCCCAGAACACCCCCACCGCGACCGAGAAGCAGGTCGACTTCATCCTCAAGCTCATCAACGAGCGCGAGCTGCTGCAGTGGTCGGCAGACGACCCCAGCCTCCAGGCCTCGGCGCTGCCGCTCTGGTCACGCAAAGACGCCAGCGACCTCATCGACGGCCTGCTCAAGATGCCCAAGAAGCCGGAACCCATGACCGAGATCAGCGGCGTCGAGACGCCCGCGGTCACCGCTCAGGCACTGCTCAACAGCTTCCCCAAGGGCAAGTACGCGGTTCCGACCGACCTTCTCGACATCACGCTCGAGCAGAACCTTCACGGCGACCTGCTCTTCGTCGAACTCAAGGAGTGGAAAGACGTGCGCTACCTGCGCAAGCTCCTCGGCTCCCTCGGCGGCTTCACGCGCGTCAAAATGAGTCCCAGCGACAACCGTCGAATCGCCGAGGTCATCGCCGCGGACCCGTACAAGTACGCGAAGCTCTTCGGAGAGCGCTACAGCTGCTGCGGATCCTGCGGAGCAGACCTGACAGACGAGAAGTCGCGGGCGCTCATGCTCGGACCCGAGTGCCGCAAGAAGTTCGGCCTCTAGCCGACAACCCCCCAGCGGAGCGACAGCTCCAGAAAGGAGGCCAGACCATGGCCGACGAAAACACGATCTACAAGATCACCACCACGGACCTCGACACCGAGACCCAGAACCCTCCCTTCTACGTTCGCGGCGTCGAAAGAATGCGCCAGACCGTGAAGATGTACAGCGGCGAGGGACTGCTCGCCAAAGCCGAGGAGCTCACCGAGCTACCCGAAGGCGTCACGGAAGCCGACCTCGAGAAGTAGTCGCGGAGGCGAGCCGATGGGGGGAAACCATCGACCACCAACCAGCGACGAAAGGACGTGAGGCCCATGTGGATCTTCACTCAAACCGGCTTTGTCTCAGCCGTTCAACACCGAGACGACAAAAACCTGCTCGTGGTGCGAGCGCGAGACCGACTCTCGCTCGAGCCACTCGCGGAATCGACCCAGGCCGAGATCACCACAAACGCGATGGCCGACTACCCCTACCGCGTCATCGTCTCGAAAGACGACTTCGCGGCCTGGACCGTGGACCAGATCGACGACCTCAACTACCCCAACTTCAAGAACCAGGTCGCGGTCACTCGCGGAAAGCAGTTCGCGAGCCGACTCGGGTCAGTCTGGGCCACCATGCTCGAGGCCGAAGACGCCGAGGCACACCAGCTGCGCGACACTCTCGACCGCGGCTGGGGCTTTGACCGCGCCTGAGCCGCGGTCGCGGCTGCGGATCGACCGCGAGACCGTTCGTCGACTCCTCGACGACGGCCTCGACGGCTCGATCTCAGACGGGATCCGCGAGCACCTCGTCACGCGAATCCTGCTCGCGATCAGCCTCGAGAGCCTGCGGGCAAACCTCGACGTGCTCGTCGACGGCAAGACCAGCGCCCGCACGCTCCAGGCGCTCACCAAAACGGCCAGAAAGGCCCGCGGTCAGCTCGTAACCACGCCGGAGGGCAAACTACTCACCAAGGCTCTCAGCGACTCCCACGGGTCACCAGCGGCCTCTCGAGAGCCCCAAAACCTCTCTCGCTCCGATATACTGGTGACATGAACAACGAAAACACCCTCGACACGAGCGCGGACGCCGCCAGCGACGTCACCAAACCCGCGGCGGCCTTCGTGCCGACCAGTCCAAACGCGGTCAAGCCGACCGGCTCCATGCCCAAACCCCAGCTGCCCATCGACCCCAACGACCACAACGTGGTCATCACGGTCACGCAGGCAGAGCTGCGGGCTCGAGCGGAGTCCAAGGCGGTCACGGAAAGTGGCGTCGACGACGTCTACCTCTCCAGCTGCGTCTACCGCAACATGCGAAGCACGCGGTCGCTCAGCGTTCACCACCTGCAGCGACGCCTGCAGGAGGAAGAACACCACGAGGCGGTTCAAGACCGCGACGGCTTCTACGGCGACCACGTGCGAAACGCGGTTCGCGAGTACCAGGAAGTCAACGGCCTGACCGTCACCGACCACATCGACGCGGTCACGTTCGAGAAGATCTTCGAAAACGACTCAAACGTGCGAATACACGTCTAGAAAAACCACCGCGAGAGGCGAGAGAGCTGCGGCTCCTCGCCTCTTTTTTCGTTTGCGGGCGCTCTGGTTCCAGCGCGAGCTTGCGGTTCGTGCGGACGATCGATCTCGCGATCTCGATGACCGCGCAAAACCTGTCGCAGCGACGCTCGAGCCGACGATCCCTCGCGAGCGTCGATCCGACGCTTCAAAAGCTCGTCGGCAGCATTTGCAGGCTTGTCAGCAGCTCGTCGACGCTCATCGACGACTTCTGCAGGCAGTAGATCCACAGTCGAATCGGCGTCAAAAAACACCCGCGCAGGCTCCAGAATCGCCTCTTCCGACCGCGTCGGCGCGCAGGCAGGTCAGTTTAGCCTCCCCGGAGACCGTTCCCGGAAGCCAAAAACAAGTCTTCCAGGAGCGCCGGCAGCTCGTTTCTCGATCGCCAGCAGCCTTTCACGAGCCTCCCACGAGCTCCATCACGAGCCTGCGCGAGAGCCTGCAAGCTCCCACGAGCTCGACACAGGCTCCACAGGCACTCTCCACGAGCCTTTCACGAGCTCCCACGAACTCTCTCAGGCACTTGCTCGAACAAAAGATCACAACAAGCACTCGACGAACCCCCGGGAAGCTCAAAAACCGCTCCCAGACCGCTCCCGACCGCAGCCTCGGGTGCGGCTTGGGCCGTATCCGGGGACAATCCGGGAGGTCGCCCGGACATACCGCTCCCGTCTCTCTCGGCAAAGCCAGTTTGACTAAAGGTCCTGTTTTTTTCTCTTCTGTACAAGATAGTCCGGACGCCTGGTCTTCTCCGGCGTATCATGGAGGCATGGCCAAGTCGATCATGGAGCAGCTCGCCCTCCTCCCGGACGAGGAGCGCCGCGAGGTGCTCGCCGGCACCGATCCGGAGCAGCTGCTGTGGAACTGGTCGCTGTGGGGTCGCCCCGAGCAGCTCCCCCCGGAGGGCGACGACTGGAACATCTGGCTGGTGCTGGCCGGCCGCGGGTTCGGCAAGACGCGCCTCGCGTCCGAGTGGGTTCGCGAGATGGCGAGGTACACGACGACGGGCCAGCGCCGCTTCGCGCTGGTCGCTCGTACCGCCGCCGACGTGCGCGACGTCATCGTGGAGGGCGAGTCGGGCATCATCAACGTGAGTCCGCCCTCGGAGAAGCCACACTACGAGCCGTCGAAGCGCCGCCTGACCTGGCCGAACGGAAACACGGCCACTCTCTTTACCGCGGACGAGCCGGACTCGCTGCGTGGTCCGCAGTTCACGCACGCGTGGGGCGACGAGATCGCGGCGTGGCGCCAGACGCCCGACGCGGCGGGCATGACCGCGTTCGACAACCTGCGCGTGGGCACGCGTCTCGGCGACAAGCCGAAGCTGCTGCTGACGACGACGCCGAAGCGCGTCCCCGTCCTCTACCAGCTGATCCGCGAGGCCGAGAAATCCGGCGACGTCCGGATCACCAAGGGCTCGACGATGGACAACGCGGGCAACCTGTCGCAGACGTACCTGGAGGCCATCACGGGCGTGTACGAGGGCACGCGTCTGGCGCAGCAGGAGCTGTACGGCGAGATGCTCAGCGACGTCGAGGGCGCGCTGTGGACGCCGGAGCTGCTGGACGAGCACCGCCAGTCGGCCGCGCCGAACACGCCGCTGCGCGTCATCGGGGTGGACCCCAGCGTCGCGGAGAGCCCGCGCGACGAGTGCGGCATCGTGGTGGTGGCCTCGACGGCGGAGCGTGACCTGTACCGGCGCCAGTCGTGGGTGCTGGAGGACGCGTCGCTGCTGGGCTCGCCGACGGTGTGGGCGCAGCGCGTGGTGGCGATGGCGCGCAAGTGGGGCTGCCCGGTCGTGGCGGAGGTCAACCAGGGCGGCGCGCTGGTGAAGAACGCGATCCACACGATCGACCCGAGCATCACGGTGCTGGAGGTGCACTCGAAGTTCGGCAAGGCGCTGCGCGCGGAGCCGATCACGCTGGCGTACGAGCAGGGCCGCGTGCACCACGTCGGCTACCTGGGTGACCTGGAGTCGCAGATGATCTCGTGGATCCCGGGCGAGGGCAAGAGCCCGGACCGGGTGGACGCGCTGGTGCACGCGCTGACGGCTCTGCTGATCAAGCCGCCGCCGGGCTTCGTGGGCGGGAAGATCACGGCGTCGAGCCCGTCGGCTCGTCGCCTGCCGAACATGCGCGGCGCGGCCGGTCGCGTGTTCAAGCGGTAGCCGGCTCGGCATACTTTTCGGCATACTTTCGGTATACCGGAGGGCGGCGCGCTAGCATCGAGGGATGCGCCTGCACGTGCCGACCGTTGAGACGGTCTACCTGAACCTGGACTCGCGGTCTGACCGCGACGAGTCGATGCGCGCCCTGCTGTCGGGCCTGGCCTTTGAGCGGGTGTCTCGCCTGTCGGCGACGCTCGCGGAAAATCGCGATCGGATCCCCGCGGCGTGCGCGCTCAGCCACCGCCGCGCGCTGGACACGGTCCCGGACGACGAGCCGCTGCTGGTGCTGGAAGACGACTGCGTGGCGTTCGAGCCGCGCGAGTGGGTGGACGTCCCGGACGACGCGGACCTGCTGTTTCTGGGGGTGAGCCGGTTTCCGACGCACGTGGGCAGCGCGGAGCGGAAGGAGCGCTTCGCGCCGGCGCACGAGGCGGTGCCGTCGCACCCGGGGGTGTTTCGCTCGAGGGGAATGATGCTGTCGCACGCGATCCTGTACCTGTCGCCGCTGGGTCGGTCGTACATGCGCGCGGTGCTGGACCACGCGGCGTGGATAAACGGCCCGCACGACTTCTACGTGACGGAGTCGCTGTTCACGGTGACGGCGTACGCGCTGGACCGCCCGTTCTTCGCGCAGACGTCGCAGCTGGTGGACTCGTGGGGCTCGCTGTCGGAGTTTCACCCCGCGGACCGTCCGCCGGTGAATCCCGGCTGGCCGTTCGTCTCGCCGGCGTAGCGGGTCGTTTTTGCGCGAGAAAAAATAACCTCTAGGTATCAAAACACGGTCACTTGTACAGAAGCCTGGTACAGTGTGTACGTGCTTCCCGACTCTTCCCGCCGCCCCGCGTACCGACAGGCCCTGCCGCCGGTCGAGGCGTCGCTGCTGAACGACCTGGTCGACGAGGAGCTGTACACGCGCGTCGGCGAGCTGTTCGCGGCCGGTTGGACGCTGCAGGCGATCGGCGACGCGTTCGACCCGCCGCGCCAGCGCTCGACGGTCCGGTACTGGATGAACCGCCGCCACGACCCGTCTCCCCTGCCCGACGCGCCGCTGCCGACCCCGCGCCGCCGCGCGACCGGCTACGTGTCGCGTCGCCCGCGCTCCCCGGGCATCGAGCCGGACGTGCGCGCCCGGCTGGGAGAGCTGGCGCCTTTGGCGCAGCGCTACCGCGCGAAGACGCGCAGCGACTCCCGCGAGGCCCAGGCTAACCGCGAGCTGACCGAGAGGTGCGTCGCGCTCCACGCGTCGGGCGTCCCGGTGCGCGAGCTGGCCGAGGCCGCCGGCGTGACCTACCGCGCGATGGCGCGCCGACTGGGAAGGTAGACCGACCGACATGAGACCCGTGATGGACGTGTTTCCGGCGCACGCGAGCTTCGCCCCCGCCGGGATGTTCGAGCACATGCAGCAGGTGCGCTCGCACCCGCCGATGGAGGGCACCCGCTACCTGGACCGCGTCCGGGTGATCGTCACCGAGACGGAGGTGGCGGTCGCGCAGGACGGCGACAGCGGCCCGGTGGTCATGTTTCGCGAGAAGATCCGGGAGTGGCACCGCAGCACGATGGGGATGAACGACTCGTACGTGACGACGGTGTCGGGCGTGATGATCGCCTTCTCGAAGAACGACGCGTGCGGCTGCGGCTCGCGCCTGCGCGCCTGGAACCCGTACAAGTCGCTGCTCTCGACGCGACCGCCGACCGAGTAGAGCCGAAGAGAAGAGAAGAGCATGCTGGAGAGCATCCACCTGGACTGGCTGACGCTGGTCGTCTTGGCCCTGGCCACGTACCGCCTGTCGCGACTGCTCGTCGAAGACGAGGTGCTGGCCTGGCTGCGCGAGCGCGTCTGGCGCCGCTTTCCGCCGTCGACCGCGCTCGGCTACTGGTTCACGTGCTACTGGTGCACGTCGATCTGGACCGGGTCACTCCTGGTCGCAGCGTTTATGATGATACCTGTACCGACCACGGTGGTGGCGCTCGCTTTGGCGCTGTCGGCGGTGGCCGGGATAGTAGCCGCGCGGGTGGACCGCTAGTGTCCGCTCGCTCCGTCGCACAAGGACGAGGAGAAGAGTAACGTGGGAGTTTTCCGCCGCGAGGAGGAGCCGCTCAACCGCGCCGCGCGTCGTCGCGCCGCGCGCCCGAGAGCCGCGATTAGCCTGCCCGTCGCCCCGTCTGCCTTCGTCCCGGCGTTCACGCCGTACGACGCCCTCAGCTACGGCGCCCCGCGCGCCATGACGGCCGCCGCCGCGCAGATCAACCTGAACGACAAGGGCGAGGCCGAGCGCTTTCGCCAGCGCCGCTCCGGCGGCTCGGACACGTGGCAGCAGGAGGCCTGGGAGTACTACGACGCGATCGGCGAGGTGAAGTACGCCTTCACGCTGGTCGCCTCGGTCGTCTCGCGCATCCGCCTGTACGCGGGCTTCGTCGAGGACCCCTCGCAGCCGCCGATGCCGATCCGCATGTCGGGCCTGGAGGACGCGCGTCTGGCGTCCGCGGCCGAGCGGGCCTTGGTGCGCTTGGACTCCGCGTACGGCGGCCAGGCCGGTCTGCTGCGCGACTTCGCCCTGAACCTGTCGGTCGCCGGCGAGTGCTACCTGGTGCAGCGCCCCGAGCAGATCGGCTCGGGTCTCCCGGAGAGCTGGGACGTCCGCTCGGTGGACGAGCTGAGCGTCGACCAGCGCGGCTCGTACCGGATCACGCCGCGCTCGGACATCACGCAGAGCTCGGGCCAGAAAATGGACGGCTCGCTGCCGCTGCCTCGCACCGCGTTTGTGGGCCGCGTCTGGAAGGCGCACCCGCGCTACTCGGACGAGGCCGACTCGAGCATGCGCGGCATCCTCGACCTGTGCTCGGAGCTGCTCCTCCTGAACCGCACGTTCCGCGCGACGGCGCGCTCGCGCCTCAACGCGGGCGCACTCTACCTTCCCGACGGCTTGTCCGTCTCGGCGGGTGGCGAGAACGACTACCCGTACGCCGACGACGATTTGAACCAGGAGTACACGGTCGAGGAGCAGGAGGACCAGTTCGAGACCCAGCTCATCGACGCGATGACCACGCCCATCCGCGACGAGGACTCCGCGAGCGCCGTGGTGCCGCTGATCATCCGCGGTCCGGCCGAGCTCGGGGACAAGATCAAGCAGTTCAAGTTCGAGCGCTCGTTCGACGACGCGCTGGTCGCGCGCGCCGATCGGGTGCTGGAGCGCATCCTGCAGGGCCTGGACGTCCCGAAGGACGTGGTGACCGGTCTGGCGAACGTGAAGTACTCGAACGCGCTGCAGATCGACGAGTCGCTGTACAAGGCGCACATCGAGCCGCTGATGCTGGTCATCGTGGACGCGCTGACGGTGGTGTACCTGCGCCCCTACCTCCTGGCGAGCGGCTTCGCGCCGGCCGACGTGGAGCGGGTGTGCGTCTGGTACGACCCGTCGCAGGTCGCGACGCGCAACGACCGCGCGGCCGACGCCGACTCGGGCTTCGACAAGATGGCCGTGTCGTACGACGCGTGGCGTCGCGCGCACGGCTTCACGGACGCCGACTCGCCGAGCCCGACCGAGCTGGCGCTGCGTCTCATGATCGAGAAGGGCGCGATCACGCCGGAGCTGACCGAGTCGATCCTGGGCGCGGTCGCGCCGGAGGTGATGGCGGCGGCGCGCAGCGCGTCGCAGGCCTCGAGCGTCGCCCCGATCCCGCCGGACCTGGCGAGCGTGCTGCAGGGCGGTCAGCCGACTCCCGCCGCGCCAGCCGAGGAGCCGGCCACCGAGACCGAACCAACCGCGCCGAGCGACGAGCCGGCGCCCACCACGGAGGGTGAGCCGAGTGGAGCCTAGCAGAGTCAGTCCCGACCTGGTCGGCACGGACGTCGACGTGGAGACCGCGCAGATCTTCGCTCACGGACCGGTCGACCTCTCGCGCGACATGAAGGAGCTCATCGAGGGAGACGACGACTACGACAAGGTCGTGGTGCGCCTGTCGGACCTGGTTCCGACGCAGCGCACCGTGAACATGAGTCGCGTCACCGACGCGCTGGACTCCAAGTCGCCGGTGCGCGTCTGGGACGACGGCGGCGTGCTGAAGCTCGTCGACGGTCACCACCGCGCCGCGCTGCGTCTGCTGAACGGCGCGGGCACCATCCCGGCGCACGTCTGCCGCAGAGCGGTCACCGCCGCGGCCGCTCCCGCGACCGACGCCAACCCGGGCGAGACGTGTCCGCCGGCCACGCTGGACATCCAGCTCAACCTGAAGAACCGCCAGAACGCGATCGACACCGTCGGCTACGGCCCGCTCAACCCCGCGGAGCCCAACGAGGAGTTCTGGCAGGACAAGGCCGACCGCTGGAACACCACGCCGGAGGAGACGAAGAAGAGCGTGTGCGGCAACTGCGTGTTCTTCGACCGACGCCCGCAGACGCTGCAGTGCATCGAGACCGGACTCGCCGAGGGTGGCTCGGGCGACGAGAGCGCGTGGGGCTCGATCGACCAGGCCGAGCTCGGCTACTGCACGGCGCTCGACTTCAAGTGCGCCGCGTCGCGCACGTGCAACGCGTGGGCGGCCGGCGGTCCAGTGACCGCCGCCGCGTCAAAGCCCGCCCCGAAGAAGGACCGAGTCAAGGGGTCGAAGACGAACAAGCCCGGCTCGGCGAAGACCGGGTCGAAGGTGAAGTTCTCCGCCCGCACCGAGGCGACCCTGCGCGACAAGCTCGAGAAGCACAACGAGAAGGCGCCGACCGGACGCCGGGCGACGATGGCCCAGCTGAAAGCGGTCTACCGCCGCGGCGCGGGAGCGTTCTCGTCGAGCCACCGACCGGGCATGGGTCGCGACCAGTGGGCGATGGCCCGCGTGAACGCGTACCTGCGCCTGCTGAGGAGCGGTCGCCCGGCGAACAAGAACTACACGCAGGACAACGACCTGCTGCCGGCGTCGCACCCGCGCTCGACGAAGGGCGACCTGCAGACTCTCGCCGCGTCCGGGCTGATCCCGGAGGAGCAGGCCCTGGCCGACGCCCTGCTGGACGTCGTGTCCAGGTACGGAAAGTTCGACCAGGACGGCGACGGCGTCTGGGCCGGCTACACCCCGGCGAGCGAGAACGAGGTCGCGGACATCGGCGTGAAGTGCGCGAACTGCGTCTTCTTCAACGGCGACAACGGCTGCGCCGTCATCTCTCTCGAGGTCGAGGCCGAGGGCAAGTGCCGGTTCGCGGTCCTGCCCGAGGGCGCCGTCCAGGGGTACCAGATCCCGCTGCGCGACTCGAACGACCTCGAGCTGCTCGTCGCGTCGGCGTACGCGGAGGAGCAGCTCAACGTGCGGCTTCTCCGCGAGGACGAGTACGACTCGCCGGAGCACGCGCTTCTGGCCATGGCCGAGCTGTCCGGCCTAGGATACGAGGTGATTCCCGCTCTGCGCGCCGCCTGGCTGCGCGGCGTGCGAGACCGAGAAAACCCGTTTGACCGAGCCGCCGTCCTGGCGTCGGCTCTCGACCGGAGCCAAGACTCCGACCTGCTTCCCACCACACCACGCAACACCGACGAGAAGGGCCACGCGCTGTGAGCGACTTCCTGAACGACCTGATCGGCCAGCAAGAAAAGGAGGCGTTCCGCTCGACGGGTCGTCCCCGTCTGCGCGACTCGCGCGACCTGCGCGCCGCCATCTTTGAGCTGGCCGACGCCGAGAACGCGACGGTCTCTCCCGAGCGCCAAGTGACGCGCCGCGACGTGGAGACGGTGGCGTCTCGCTCGCTGACCGCCACCGCCGGTCGCCCGCGCGCCCTGCGCTTCCTGACCGCGTACCGCGAGGTCGCGGCGTTCGTGACGCTGGCGGTCTCCGGTTCGCCGCAGCCGTCCCGCGAGGCGTCACACACCGACCTGCTGCCGGTCGGTCACCCCCTGTCTTCCCGCCCGCACGCGATGACCGCCTCGGCCGCTCGCCACGAGCGCGCCCGCTGGGTCGCCGCTGACCCGCGCGTCGCCGACGAGGCTCGACCGCTCGTCGCCGCCGCCTACGAGCACCTGAACGGCACGGTCGAGCGCCGCCACGCGGTCGCCCGCCTGCAGGCTCTCACCGCCGGTCTGGTTCCCCGCGAGATCGTGCTGACCGCGCTGACCGCGGCCTTCTCGTTCGGTGACGGCAACTCGTCACTGGCCAAGTCGGCTCGCGCCAAGGCGCAGGCCCGCGACAGGAAGGGCCGCTTCGCCGACATGGGCCGCTCCGGCCTGTCGAGGTTCATGAAGGGCGGAGCCCTGCGAACCCTGCTGGGTCGCGTCGCCGGTATCCTCGACGGCTCGCGACTCCCGAGCGTCGGCGGCAAGCAGCGCTCCGGCCAGTACGCCCTGCTCGAGGTCAAGGGCAACGCCGACCTGCCGGACGGCCTGTACCCGGTGAAGACGAGCAACCTCGAGGCGGTCAAGGCCGTGCTCGACGGCACTCCCGCCGGTGGCAAGCTCTCGGCGTCGCTCCGCAAGAAGGAAGACGTCATGGACGTGGAGGAGCTGAAGGCTCTTCGCATGGACGCCCCTCCCGGCTGGACGAAGAACACCGACGGCTCGTTCTCGTCGGACGACGACTACATCGCCCGCTTCGAGGGCGACAAGCTCGCGCTGTACCGCAAGGACAAGAACGGCGAGCAGGGCACGAAGGTCGGCGAGGGCACCGGCTGGGCCGACCTGCAGGTCTTGGCAAACGAGGACGAGGACGACTACGACGAGTTCAAGCGCGTCTCGTCGCAGCCGCAGAACAAAGACGTGCTGCCCGGCATGGAGACCGACGCGCAGCCCGCTCAAAAGAGCCAGGTCGAGACGAAGAAGGCCCAGAAGGCGGAGCTGGCGAAGAAGACCGACGAGCAGGAC